TCCCCCATCCCATAACTCGCCAGTGCTAGAAACTTTCCATCCCATAATTAACTCCTATATTGTTTTACTTTCCTAGCAATCGCTTTCGGTTGAGCCACAAATTGCTTACCCTTAGCCTTACCCTTTCGTTTAGCTCTGGTTGTAGCTGCATATTCAGCATCACTAAGAGCAGCAATAGCCTTGCTAGGTAAGTACCGTTCACCTGTCTCACTAGACTTTTTGCCAGACTTGGTGCGCCACTTTTGCTTTCCCCAGTTTAGTAATGACTTCTGTGACTTTTTCATCTTTGTAAAAGAGATTTAGGTGGTGTTACAAGTTCTGGCTTAACCCTTGATGGGTTCATATCTCCACCGCCACCCCTCCCTCTTTGGGATAAAACTCTTAGTTTTAATTTTTTAACTTCTCTTTTGTCTGGCTTAACTCTTTCTTTTCTTTCATCAGATTGTTTGCGAAGTCGCAATAAAGTTTTTCTTCTTTCTTTTTCAGGTTTCTTTTTTTCTCTCAAAAATCCAGCTGCGAATCTGTCCATTACAAATTCCATAGCGGCACGTTTATTTAATAGTGCTTCATGATTTGGCAAAGAAGCATTTATAGATTTCTGTCGTATTGGCTGATATATTTTATTCATGTTTTTCCAAACGTCATTATGATTTTTTACGTTTGTATAAACACTTTTAGGAAATAACTTTTTATTATCTTCGTAAAAAGATTTGTAACGTTCATCCATTATTTATATCCTCCACCACGCTTTTTATATTCCTTGGCAAGCAACTGTGCCTTTCGAGCAGACCACTGACCAGCAGCCGTACCATGTGTAGCCCTTGCTTTTATTCTACGAAACAAAGACTTTCTCATATTAGGTTTGGTATAGTTGCCAGCTTCATTTACTGCCACTGATCTTCTCCTGAATATCAATTAATTGATCTTGTATCTGATTATATCGAGGGCTAGAAACCGTCTGGTTTTCTCTAGCGTTAAGAAGATAATTTAAAATCTTCATAATGCCTTTGGTAGCAAGCCCCTTACCCTTAGAAGAAAAGCGTTCACCTTCACCCTGCATATTTTCTACAAGCCCAATACCAGCAGAATCCTCAAGCTGTTTTAATTCTTTTCGAAGAAGGGTCGCTCTTTTCTTTAGCGGTGCTAGGGAACGATCAGCCATTACTTAGATCCTAATAATGTACGTTTAGCTTTTAACTTTTGTTGACCTGACATAGCATCAATCTTTTTAAGAGGTGTAAGCCATTTCGATAAAGTCTTTTCAGCTTCATTTATTTTAGAACGTGTAGGCGTTTTGTTTTTTTCAAAATAATCAAGCAAAGAAAAAACTTTTTTACCTGCTGACTCAGTTACTGTAAGATTATTATCTTTTAACCATTTGCCATACTGACCTTTAATATCAGGTTCTAGAGAATAAACACCATATCCTTTAGCAAACTGAATACTCAAAGTATTGAGCTTTCTTCGTATTGCAGCTACTTTTTCGTTTTTTGGCGGTGCTGATTTAAACAAGCTTCTTGTAATTTTTTCAGCCATTACTTTTTACTACCCTTTTTCTTTGGTGGCCTACCCTTCTTAGTTCCATAAGTCCCTTTTCCTTGAGGCATAATAATCTCCTATTAATTAGTTAGTTTTCTTTTTAACATTCGAAGCAATTGTTTTTCAGTCATCCCATGATCTTTTTGCATTTTTCGCAATACACTAAATGCCTCGATAAAATCTACTTCCATATCGGTTATAGGTATCTCAATATCTTTTCCATTTTTTAATAAAGATTTAGCACTCATCAAAGATTTAACCATTTTAATAATTAACCTTTAGCAATGAACGAACAGGCATACCCGATGTACGCATTTCTGGGAGCGGAACATCTGTCATCATCTTGTTTTTCTGAATAGAGTCGCCCATGCTTAGAGAAGGAAGTGGACCATAATCAGGCTTCATTTCTTCATAAATCTCTTTAGCAGGTTTTACTTTCTTTTTACCACTACCAAAACACATATCATTTCTTCTTTCTATGTCTCTTTGCAAAATTTCTAGCAGACTCAACACTTCTAAATCCCCAAGCCCTTAATGCTAAAGCCTTGCGTGTTGGTCTACCCTTCTCATCTTTCATCGGGCCTTTCATTCCAGCAAACCTAGCAGCAAATGAAACCTTGCGACCCATTCTCTTTGAGCCAGCTTTAGGTTGTTCTTTTACTGGTGGCTTTAAGTTAGCCCCTTCAGTGCGCTTAAAATAAGCACGACCCTCTGGGTTTAAGCCACCCTTAGGATTCTGATACTTCTTCGCTGGCATAGCCCTCACTCTTCAATGCAAGCTTCACCGAAGACATATCATCCTTCGGTGGGTACTTCTCAGGTTTCTTTTTAAAACGTGCCATAATCAAACCCTATAACAATAAAAATATTTATGACAACGCACAAATTACCTTTTTTAGAAATAATGTGAGTGGAAGAGTTTCTCTGTCACAGTCACAGCAACTTTTCCCCCACCCCCCTTGTACTACGCTGGGATGAATGAGGAATTATCCTAGGTCAATCGTAACGCGAATATCTCCAGCTACTTGCACTTGGGATCTATCGATAGGCTTGTAGCCAGCGCGATCGAGCAGATCCTTCGCTGCTTCAAGCTGGACATATTCGCTTTTGGCACCTGTTGCTAGTCGCTTTACCGTACCAGCGGCAAGTGTAGCGCTGATACCAAATTCCTCATTCATTCTTTGCATCAGATAACTCTGCACATGAGCAAGCTTCAAGGTCTTAGTTGCTGTGACTCTTCCAGATTCGCCAGAAGCATACCCTGCTTCTTCAGCAGCCTGCCCGATACTACAGCCTTTTGCTACAAGCGTGTCTATTAAGGCAGTCTGCTTTGCAGTCAGTTTCTTAGCTACTGTTAGATTCATTACTCATTCCTTTTCTAGGTTGCGATATTGTCTTAAGGTAGATCATTGCGTTGGTGGCTTTCACCTCACTGCACTTGCAATGAGGAATGAGTAAACATCGTTATCGGCTCGAAGCCCCCCTCTCCCCTCTCCCCCCATCTACTGACTGACTGCAAGGTACGTCAAGAACTTACGTTGCGTCACTTGTGTCCTCAACCACTCGATCATACTACATCTTGTGTGTGTATCTAAGCTGAGGTCTTGACGTACGCTGTTGAAGAAGCGCAACAAGCATCCCACGCCAAGCAACCAAATGTTAGCAATCTCTGCGCCATTTCAATTTGTACTACACGGTACTACACTTCAGCGAGATATTTGATAACGCCAAGCCCCATTTGGTTGCGCGTGCAGCTAAAGCGTTAGCCATCCAGCGTTCTCCTATAACCTGACCAAGAAATTCTTGGGACGCCTTTGTTGGTAGATAACCCTGAAAAAGTTCGCAACCCCGTAAAGGGGTGTGCGAACTTCAAGCGGCAAGTGCCGTTTCAGGGTGATCTAACAAGTCGCCGACCCAAGAATTGTCTTGGGCAGAACATAGGAGAACTAGTATGACTAACACTTTATCTACACTTGCAAAAATGAAGCTTGACGTTATCAAATATCACGCTGATACCATTACTACAAATTTAAATGGCGAAGAGATTACTAACTTAAAAGATTTGGTTAGCATGGCGCGTGACGCCTGTTACACTTCCAACAACAGCGTAGGTTTCGTCAAGACCTCTATCTCAGATACACTTGCTGAGTATGACCAAGCGGTTGAGGACAAAAATGATCGACAGATCGAAAGTTCTAAACGATACCTTGCAATCCTTCAGTCGAGGTTGGTATCGCATCAAGAGCGGCATCAAGCCGATGTTGATGTGTACGCAAACCTCACTGGTGGTGAGGTTTGGAAACCCACCAAGAAAGGATCTACCTCTGCTAAGACAATATCTAAGGGCAACCTAGAAGAACTAAGAAAGGTAGTGGCTTAACAGCCACTACTACTTTCGTAGTTCTGAGGACTGAGTCCTGAATCTAACAGTAGCTTGACACGCTTGGGCTACTGTTGGTTGCTTCTGGCGAATCGCCCACCCCTCGAAGCTTTGCTTCTCGGGGGTGGGCTGGGGGATGTTATGCGACATTGCCCGAAAAATATTGTAAGTATAGAATCAAAGAAACTTGATTTTAAAATTGCGGTGCCGACATTTGTTTTATCAAGATGATATCATTGGAAATTTGTCATGGCTAAGGTTTGTAGGTTCGAATCCTACCACCGCTTTTTAATTTAATGCTTGCAAAGTTTTTTAATTTAAAATAGTATTGCATATACGCAATCAATAAACATGGAGAACTAAATGACTATTAATGCAAAGATAAACAGACACAACATTCCAGTTGAATTAACCTTGACTGTTAATGATCTGTTAGACCTCTCAAAATTTCTTAACAATGAAAGCGTCAAAGCTTTTATGGAACAGCAAGATTATAGTTATTATAATTTAAAACTTATCGCTGAATCATTACGAAAAGAAGCTGATAAAGTTAATGATATTACTGGAGGTATATTATGAACATGATGTCAACAATAAATGACTGGAACTTCCCAGTTAAAATGATGCCAACACCTAATGCAGTTACTGGCGAACCAGAGCCTGACGCATTTCAGGTTGTTCGAACAGATACCAATGCTGTGCTTGGTCATCATGGCTCACGCTACAAACTTGTACCTCATGACGATGTAGTAAACTCAGTCATGGACGCAATAAAAGAATCAAAGATTACTACTGATTACAAAGAACCAACTATTAGTATCTTTGAAAATGGTCGCAAAATGCGTGGTGAAATACGATTTCCAGATCTAGTAGTTGAGCCACAAGTCGGTGATTATGTAGAAGCTAGAGTAGTATTTACTAATAGCTACGATCAAAGCTGGCCTTTCTCTCAATTTGTAGATGCACTTCGTAGGTGGTGTGACAATGGTTGCACAACACCTGATGCTGTTACTCGTAGCAGATACAAGCACACAACATTTCTAAATGTTGATGCTTCTGCTGCTAAAATCAAAACTGGCATTGATCACTTTCATAAACGTAAAGATACATGGCAAGCATGGATAAACCGTAAGCTATCAGATGATTGGGTTGAATTATTCTTCAAGAAAACAATAGCTAAAGGTTTTAGCAGACAACAATCTGTTGACAATGTTAATCAAAAACAAATGGAAAATCTTTTACGCCTTTGGGATACTGAAAAGAATCAACTCGGCAATAATCAATGGGCATTATACAACTGCCTTACTTATTGGGCAACTCATACACAAGATGCTCGAACACCTCATGTCCAACGCCATAACCGCGAGATACAAATCGCAAAGGCAATGACATCAAATCATTGGAGGTCATTAGATACAAAGTATTCTGTCTGATTGTAAAGTTTCCAAGCAGACAGGCATTCTAACGGGGGCGCAGCTTTCCGCCTTGTTGAGCCTGACCGAGGTAGCAGGTGTTAGGAACTACCTCACATAATAATAATGGAGAACTAAATGC